TCGCTGGCTGCAACGCCGAAAGCGGTCAAGGTAGTTAGCGATGATCTGAAAAAGGTCAAGGAGTCTCTGGGTACTGCAGCATCTCGTGATGTTACTGCCAACAGATATGATGCTACATCGGGGCGGGTTTTGCAGGTCGGGGATTATGGACTGGGAACTTCCGTTGGGTTATCGCTTCTATCCTCAATATTTAACATCACGTGCACGGCTAAATACGCAGCACTTGGCGCAGGAGCAGGTAGTTCAGCCACCGAAGGAATGCCAGCAAACTCTGGAAATACGAGGTTTTCAGTTGATGTTGACAGCATCTATACGAACCAATATTGGGTAACGCTACGTAGTTCAAATGAGTGTTATGTGGGGCTAGTCAACACCAGTACGAAGACTGCAACCTGGTCTCAACTCTATAGTACGGCGTTCAAACCAAAGCCCGCGGATATCAATGCCGTAGACAAAGGCGGCGACACCATGACCGGACCGTTGAAGGTTAATGGTGAAGTTCAGGCAACCACCGCTAACGGTTTCCGCATTGCGTATGGTGGTTACGGCGCATTCTGGCGTAATGATGGCTATAACCTTTATCTGATGCTGACCAATAAAGGGGACGCTAACGGCGCGTATAACAATTTGCGGCCATTACGCGTAAGCCTTGAAACTGGTGCGCTGCAGTCAGAAACGCCACTGACTGTAGGCAACACAATTTATGCATCAAAGGAAATTACAGCGGGTTATAGCGGCAATTATGGCTGGGTTAATCAATATGACACGAAAGCGCCGTTCTTTAATTCATATTCAACCACTGGAGCAAGTGAGTACCATCCGGTAATTAAACAACAGGCTACCATCACCGGTAAAAACTCTTGGGCTTTTTCAATGGGTTCTCTTGTATCCAGTGATGCTCTTTCCTGGCACCTGCATATGAAAGGAAGTGGCGTACAGGATATTAATTTCAAGTGGGATACTAACGGTAACTTTTATGCGCCGGGTCAGCTCATTCCGGGTAGCTTTGCGAACTTTGACAACCGTTATTACACCAAAACCCAGTCCGATGCCGGGTACATGCCGAAAACAGGCGCGTACACAAAAGCCGAGAGTGACGGGCGTTTCCAGCCAAAAGGGAGTTATACCCCAGCTGGACAGGCTTATACCAAAGCAGAGTCTGACGGGCGTTTCCAGCCAAAAGGCAATTACACTCCGGCAGGTCAGGCGTACACCAAAGCCGAGTCTGATGCGCGTTACGGGGTTGGTAAAACAACTACTGGCAATAATAGCGCTTATTATACCCACGGCAATGGTGCTGTATTTATGCAGTCTATGAGGAATATCTCTGTCGGCAATAATGCCACCGTGACTGTAACGCTGCCCACGTCATTCCCTAATGGGATTCTGGGTATAGGTTCAAGCTATTACGGAACGGGCGGGAATAACTCTGCGTCATACTGGTTCTGTACGCCTGTGGGTAAAAACCAGGTGAAAATTGAAACGAAAAACTGTAGTGGGACATTTTTCTTAAACGTTACGGGCTACTGAAATGGATAAATTTTTTAGCAATTCAGAAAATAGTTTTTATCTGGAGGAAACTGTCATTTCCTATGAGGCGCAGGGTATTCCTGTTCCCTCTGACCTGAAAAAAATTACTGACGAAGAATATGAAACTTTCATGGTTTCACCTGACAGGAAAGCACCATATTACAGTCTTAAATCAAAATGTATGGTGTGGGTTGATATTGCGCCACCTACGCGGGAAGAGGAAATTGAAAGCGCAGAGTTATTAAAGTCGCAGCTGTTGACTGGCGCGGCAGAGGCTATTTCCCCGCTTCAGGATGCTGTTGATTTGTCTATGGCTTCTGAGGCGGAAACAGCAAGTCTGTCGGCATGGAAAAAATACCGGGTTTTACTAAACCGTGTTGATACCAGTAAAGCACCGGATATTGAGTGGCCAGAGGTGCCTGACAATGTGGCGTGAAGCACGAATTGCATTTAGTGATTCCGTGGCCGCGCTGAATTGTTCCGTTATCCCGGTACATCCTTGGGTGTACGGGGTAGGGCAACAGACAGAAAACGGCGCGTATCTCAGCCCGGTAAACGCCATCAATTACCTGGCTGACAAGCTGGCCGGAACGGGTGGGGCGGCGGATATCGTGATCATGATGGTTTCTGGCCAGACGCATGACAGCTTTATGGCCAGCCTGAACAAGCTTGTGGATGTATTCCCAAGCCCGGCATTTACCCAGGTGCGGAGGCTGGCGCAGTCCGCCGCGCAGCTGGCTGCGGAGAAGATGCAAATTCCGGCGAAATACAGTCAGAGTTTGCCCGCGGCGATCCCGCTTTCTGTGCCTACAAGCCGCACTGCTCTGGCGGCCGCAGCGGTGAAGAAAGCCCAGCAGGAGGCCGCAGCCGTCGCGGATTTGACGGGCGTAAAAAAGCTGATGGGGGATTTTAAACAGCAGCGCGAAAGCCTGATTTCTGGCATTGCCAGCGGATTAGCGGATTTGCAGGGAAAAAGCGCCAGGGCATGGGTGTTTACTGCCAGCGGCGATCTGCCGTCCACGCTTCTGGAGCTGGTAAAAGGGATTCCACTTCAGTCCTCTGTGTACACCGCCGCCATGATGCTGGTTGGCGACAATCTCGACGGCATAAAAGGAATGATACATGACCTCGAACCCGACACTGGCGCTTAACGGTGAAGCCATTCTGCTGAAGAACATGCGCGTGACCGTATCGCAGCAATTCCAGGACAAAGACCAGTCCGGCCAGACGAGTGCAACCACGAAATCCGAGCAGGGCATCAAAGGCAAGGAGCTGCGCGTGTCCGGCGAAATTCCGTATAAAAATCCGGAGATCCTGCGCCGTATCTTTGAGCTGGCCAGCGCGACGGAGGCCAGCGGCCAGCGCCAGAAATACCGTGTTGCACATGAGGCAGCGCGGGCGGTGAATTTCCGTGAGGCTATTTTTACCGGAACACTGGACGCGCCGCCGCAGGACGGGCGCATGTCCTGGCTGGTTACGTTCACCCTGACCGAACATATCAGCGTGCAGGAAAAACGCGAGGCCAGGGCAAGCGGCAAAACCAAAGCCGTGAAGCAAACGGCGGGAAGTGGCGGAGGCCAGAACGGTGGCCAGGCCGCTGGCGAGGATGGCGAAAAATTGACGTGGTTTGAAAGCAACGTGCTCAAGCCCGTAAATGACGCACTGGCATAATCATGAAACCAATTAAACGTTTATATCTTTCAACGGATGAAATTCACCTGGCTGATGCCAGCCTGGTGCTGGAGCTGAACAGTTGCGGCCGGGGGTTTATTACGGCCGGAACAACGCAGGACTATACGGGGAAGCTGGTGCGTCTCGATGTGGGTTACACCGATCTGGTGTTGCGCTGGTTTACCGGGTACGTGGAACGCTCGCAACCTGCTGAAAACGGCTTTCAGCGTCTCTTTGTCCGTGAGCTGGTCGGCGTATTTGAACGCCTCTGGCCATGTTCGTTTCAGCACCCCACGCTGCGCGATGTGGCCAGCTGGCTTACAGAGCACAGCGGCCTGACCTTCAGCGTGCCGGATGCAGATTATTCAGACCGTCCGATCCCACATTTCACCCACAGCGGGACGGGGTATCAGCTGCTTGATAATCTCGGAAAGGCTTTCGGCATTACGGATTACGTCTGGTATCAGCTGCCGGACGGCGCGGTATATGTTGGCGGCGCGGAAAAAGCCCTGTTTGCTGGTCGCCCGATTGAGATCCCACATGAATTTAATCAGGGGGCGGCCGGGGGGAACTCAATGACGCTTCCCCTGGTGCAGAGTCTGCGCCCCGGCGTGGAGCTGAACGGGGAACGGGTAACAAAAGTCCACCTGCAAAATGATACGATGGCTGTCACCTGGACACCACGCAACCGTGCGACGGGTAAGCCACTGCAAAAAACACCCGTTCAGCGCCAGATTGAAAGCCATTATCCGGAGCTGGCATCCGGGATGCATTTGCCAAAGTTTGGCCGTGTGATGAATCCCGTTGAGGCAGTGAAAAGCGGCAATTTCTCCGATCCGTTCCGTCCCCGCTATGCGGTTGACGTGCAGCTGCTGGACGCGGACGGCAACCCGGAAAAAGACACGCCTGTTTATTCGGCCGTTCCGCTACCGGTTCCTATGGCGGGTAATGATTCGGGGATGTTCCAGTTTCCGCCTGAAGGAACGCTGGTCGAAATCGCTTTTACTGGCGGACGGCCGGATAAGCCTTTTGTACGGCAGACCGTGCCGGACGGAACCAGCCTCCCGGATATCCAGCCTGGCGAACAGCTGCAACAGCAGCGCGCGGAAGTATCGCAGCGCGTCACCCAGGCGGGGGACTGGGTGAGGCAGACAGACCAGACGATCAGTGAAACCTCAATGGCGCGGGTGGTTAAGGCCGATACAGAACAGCGGGAGCTGGTCAGCCGCGAAACCACGGTTAAAGCCACGGATAAAATTACCGTGCTGGGCACGTCCACGCTGATGGCTGGAGCAATTCAGCAGGTGTGTACGGGGGATTACAGCCAGGCTGTGAATAACCGCGTGGCGAGTATCGGCGGCAATGATGAAACGGACATAGCCGGGAGCCAGACAGTCACAACGGGTAAAGACCTGATCGAGAAAATTGGCCAGATTCGTAAAAGCGTGGCGGCCGTGCAACAGCAGATTATTGCCCCGGTGGTGTGGATTGGCTCTGGCACTATCAACGTGGCACAGCTGATGCTCGACACGCTCGACGTGGTTAAAGAGCTGGCAGAGCAAACGGCAAGCCACACGCACAGCAATACGGGAGCACCGACTAACGCGGGAGCAATCCGGAACACCGGAGCGAAAGCGGACACGCTGAACGGCAAATACTCCCCGGTGATTGGCAAGTAAACCAGTCCAGAACATAACCCGCGAAAGCGGGTTTTTTTATGCCCTTCATCCCCAGGCGGGGATATCTCTTTTCTTACCTCTTCGGCTATCGCTACGCGCTGTCAGCGGCGCTCTGGCGCGTTCAGCTTTTTCGTACACTCATAGCCACCCTTAAAACAGATCGTGTCCACAGCGGGGCGCTGGCGCGTCACAGCACGGCCAAAAAAATCTTTCGCAGACCAAAATCGCACTACACCGCACCCGCCTGCGGTTTTTGGATCATAAAAATTTTTCAGTTTTATTTTTCTACAAACCAGACCGCCAGACCGCGCCAGTGCTGGCGGCTTTGTGTAAAACCAGAACTGAAAAGATTGAAAAGAATTTCAGTGTTTTTCAGTTGATAGGATCTATGGATGAATTCACGAAGTTTGTAATGCTCAGTTTATTAAGGTTTTTTTGTTTTTTTTGTGGCTTACTAATGATCAAGTGTCATATGTGTCGCAACAGTTCAAACACCTAACACTTGGGACGTGGTGTGGCTTTGCGAGAAAAATGCGAATGTGACTGGACTGAAAAATCGTCCTCACCATACTTTTTTCATGCACAGCATAATGAGGAGGATATATGAATAGCTTAATTTTAGGCGAAGCCAAAATTCGGGTATAGACACATGATTAACTTGTTATTAAGTTAATCTGTAAATTATTTTTGTCGTGTTATCAACCGCTCCTTTGAGCCTTGATACCTTGGAATAGAGGGAGCCTGTTAAATGTGAAACTATATCAACTTTTTTCTCACTCTCGTTGATGATATCTAAACGCGATCTTACATTTTCAACAATTTCAGAAGCATCACGAAACGAAGCGTTCAGTTCTCGCTTACAACTTAAATATTTGTCTGCGCCAACTATGTTTATTATTTCGTTTCGGTATAGGCGTAGATTTGAAAGCAACTTCTCAGCTTCATGTGAAATGGAGTCATATTCTTCTAAAATAGAAACATGCATACTGATGGCCGCATTTAAGTCTTTTGGCGAATGGATTAAAAAATTCCTGATATTTTTACTGTTGAGATCGAATGATGAATCTACCATCAAAAATTTATTGTTACTATTTTGGAGTTTTTCAATGAGTTGTCCATCGTAATAGTCGATGTGTAAATGTTCGATTGTGTTGTTTTTAGATAGACCTTCAACCTCTTTTAATGATTCATCGCTAACATTAATATTCTTTAAATATGTCTTTGCATCTAATAGAAAAGTTGACTGACTTATCAATTTGAAGTTTTCAATGCTAGATTCTTTGCATATTTCTGTCTTAAGCGCTTCCAGAGGGCCGTGTGTTTCGCCAGAGTATACATACCACCAATCTTCTTTTGTATCATCACATATGAAAACAACGTTTTTAATGTTATCCGCTTTTGCCTTGGTGATGATTTCTTTCCACAAATATAAATCACCAAATTTATCTTGGAAATGTACCCCCGAAAAGAAAGAAATGTCCTTTTTAGGTGCATCTTTAAAGCCTGGTGGGATTTTTTTTTCATATCGACTCTCGCCTTCTTTATTGATTTCATCAATAAATTGTTGAGTAGGAATAGGGCCAACATTATTGTTTATTATTGAATCTATTTGATCGCGAATAAAATCATGTTCTGAAATGCGTAATTTACTCTCGATTCTAGGTGTGATTTTCTCGTTTATGAAAGCTTCTATGGGTTCTTTTAATTGTAATTGTAAGGCAGTGACTTCATTATTTAATGAGTTATATAAGTGCTTTTTTACGCTGCCATGAGATAAAATATTATCATTATATATTCTATGGAGGCCTTCTTGGATTTTTCGTAAGCTCGCTATACTTTCAGCAATGACTGTTCGTCTATTTCTTTGATATTCAAATCCGACCTGGAATGGAATCCAAGTCCGGCTAGAGACTGCATTCATTACTTTTAATATTTCTTCTCGTGTGTGATCTTCGCAACGATACAAGTTCAGTAGACAATTTGTATCAAAAACAAACAATGTAGAATCCGCCTCCCAAATCTCTTTAAGTACTTCATCAGAAGTGCTGTAAAAACCTGTATAAGTCGACCTCATAGGCTTGTCCCTTCTCATAAATATTATGTTTTAAGTAACATAATGTAAACAAGTACCGAAGGCTAAATCAATAGGTTTAGCGAGCAATATGGGCTAAAGAAAGGTAAACGAAATCCAGTCACACAATGGTTGCTCTCTTCGAAAACCACTATAAAAAGTGGGTTGGCTCTTCTGAGGCAGTCTTCATGCCGAGAAACTCATGCGACACTTTTGCGACACCTAAAACGTCACCATTGGAATGTATTAATGGATATTTTGGTTAACTGCATGATTTTAAAGGTAAAATTTGGTGGCCCCTGCTGGACTTGAACCAGCGACCAAGCGATTATGAGTCGCCTGCTCTAACCACTGAGCTAAGGGGCCGTGGCGGTGAATTATAGAGGAACTCCCTTCAGCAATCCAGCCATTC